TAATATTGTCAAATACCATTGCATGTTCTATTTCTCTTACAAATAAACAGACTGCATAAATTTCTTTACCTGCTGGTGGTATAATTTCTAATCTTAAATCTTGTCTATTAATTGCACATTCTTTAGGATCTATAGACTTACCGTCTTTGTCCATAATGTTAAACATATTAAATTCATTACGTTTAATTTTTGCAACAAAACCTTTAGTTGATTCAAATGTAATTTTAGATGCCATTGGTGATAATTCTAATGTATTATCTGTTTGCCAATTACCCTGTAACCAGAACAAGAATTGTTTTGCAGAGTATACCCAATCTCTTGTTTCATTTATGCTAATATCATATTCACCAAAGGTATAACCTACATGCTTTTGGTATCTTCCTAAAGATATTAAGAAATCAAATACTTCTTGTTCTGTACTATATACAGTTTCATATTCTACTTTTTTTATAATTCCTGTTGTATCTAAATATACTGCACCCTCTTTAAAATTAATTTGAGGAAGTTTGTTTAGTTTTTTATAAAAAACATTATTAAATGTTGTGGACTTAGGAACGTATTCTTTAGCCTCATAATATACTTCATTATATCTTACAATAGTGCCTTTATTATATGATGTGCTTTCTTGCCAATCTACAAAAGGATGTGCCTCTCCGCCTACTTGTATTTTTTCTGATCTGCCGGTTGTGTCACTTTCTAAAATTTTAAAGTGTCCTAAATTTTTATCATAACCTTTTACTTTATAACCAGTTGTAGTTTTTTGTATAATTACACCTTGATAAATGTTTCTAGATTTATAAGGAGAGTTATGAATGTTTACAGTAATATTTTCCTGAGGGATAATTAGGTTAGTACTACTTCCTGTGGTACTATATTGATCCATTGACATTGTCATTGTATCTTTATCAATGTATCCAGATAATCTATGACCTAATTTTACATTTAAATTTCTTAATTTTTCAGCAAAATCTGTTACTACATTCAGTCCTTGGAATTTAATCCAACTATTAATAAATTGTGTATAACCTATATTTGTAACAAGTTCGCCATTGTCATCTATATCGCCATGAATTTTAAAATGATCTGCTTCTGTGAACCTCCAAGATTTTCTAGTATCTTTATTTACATATATATCTCTGTCTGCTGGGGCCTTAATTATTTGTGTCGGGTCACTGAATTGTGTAGCAAATCCACCTGGGTTTGTTAAGCAAAGTGCTTCAACAACAGCAAATGGATATTTTTCACTATATCTCCAAGCATTTTCTACAGGCCCGTTATCCCCGAACCTCCATGGATTGTCTTGTCCTGTACCGTCTGTAATACGATTAATACGTTCACTGATTTTGGCATAAGTTGCCGATGAATTTGTAGGTGCAGTACCGTTATAGTTTGTATCTATATCTTGTACGTTATTATAGAATAGCCCTGCGTATACTACGTTAGAACCATTAAATGTTTTTGTTCCACCGCCTACTGCGTAAGGGAACATGTCGTCACCGTTATCATCTAAGGTAACTACATAATATCTTATTGCTTGACTTGGTGACTCTGGCGTAAATCCATATCTAGTATTCCATCTGTCTGCATATCCGTTAATGCCATTTTTAGACGCATCTAAAACATAGTCTTGTACAAATTCTCCTGTATGAGCTCCTTGTGGCCCTGTTGCTCTATTACCTGATCTTAATGTAAATGCACTTTTAATATTTGTGATTGCACTAGTCTTATCCATAGGATCAGTGTAACCATATGGTCCATAAATTGGTAAACCATCAAATGCCCAACCTACTATTCCAGAGTGTGTTGTTGAATTTCCCCATGCAGTACTATTACTCATTTCTTTTGTAATTGTTACTGAGTAAACTTTACCATCTGTATCTGTATTTGCAAAGTCTCCGTTTTCTTTAGAGCTCTTATTTAAAAATCCTAAGTTGTATGCCCAAGTGTTATCAGTTTCGTAAGCATCAGCAATAGGACTATATAATGGTAAACCCCCTACTAGTATTGCACTTGCTCCTTTTAACAAAGGATCGATTGAATGTTCAGTGCCTGGACCTAATGTGTTATAATCTATATTATTAGGAATTCTGTAAGTGGATTTAAAATTACCCCATTCAGGTCTTTCGACAGATTCATCTATAAACCTTCTAGAAAATGTTGGAATACCATAACTGGTAATGTATCTATTAGTTGCATCAAACTGAACATTAATACCATCATCAGAAATAAAACTTGTTGTTTTATAGCCTTGTGAAGTATTAGGCTCTGATGAGCTCCATCTTGGTGAGAAACTGGAAACTCCTGTTGTTGTAATCTCGTAAGGAGTTTTTAAATTTCCATCACTATCAACAGGGCATTTTTCTATTAGGTCAACTCTAGTACCAGCACCCCTTCTTCTATAAGGATTAAACTGGTCATCAAAACTTCCATCTACAAAGTTTTCTCTATCTCCTTGTCGTATTATGCCTTTTTCAAGATCAGACCACATAGGAATATTATTACTACTATAGTCTGTATAGGTAGTTGTTATGTACTGATCGTCCCACCAGGTTGGCTTATCTACAAAGCCTAACATCTCCCAAGGATGTGTATGAGGTCTTAATGTATCGTAATAGTATTCGAACCAGCCTCTCCAGTGTCCCGGTTCTTCTGTTGTTCCTCTATAGTTCCATGTCCATTTATCATTGTTGTCGTAAAATTCGTTTACAATAGGGTCTACTTTATTTTCCATGACCCAATTTTCAAAACTAGTTTGTAGCACATCGTTGAATGTGTCTACCATTAATGTTCCTTGTCTCCATTCACCTGGTCTGGCTCTTAAAATGTTTATATCTGGAATACTGTTCTTTTCTCTAAATTCTGCTTTTGCAGAGTTATAAATCCTCTTTTCAAATTCTAGTACAATATCATCTCTTTCGTCATTGAAAATTGGAGTTTTACTACCGTCGTGTCCTAATATAACTTCCTGTGGTGTTTGGAAAGTATCGTCCGATATTTTTGCAGGAGTATAAAGTCTATATAATCCCATTGTACTAGGAGTAGGAGGACATTCAACACTATCCCTATTAGAATTATATAATTTAAATTCTAATTCATCTAGTAACTCTGGTACATAATTTTTAAATGTTACTGTAAGTGGACTATATGTAAGTGTATAATCTTCACCTATAGACATTAAAGTTTTAACATTGTTTCTTGTATAATAAATTAAAAGACTGTTTTCTACTTTATCTAAATCTAAGGACGATGATAAAGTATGTGAAGACAACGTTGTGTCATTTATTATTAATACTTCTTTATTGTAATTATCGCCAAAAGGTAATATGTAAGTTTGTCCAAATACATTCCTGCCTACACTAAAAGCAATTAAATTTCTTAAAACTTTTTCTAAAATTTCTTCATTAGTAAATTCATTAAAATCTACAATATTATAATAATCTGTTAGTTCTTTAAAGAATCGTTTTTTGTATTTGTTATATTCGTTACTGTTAAATCTTAATGCATCTACAATATTATGTGGTTGATCATCTAATAAGAAGGCACCGAGAATTAAATCATTATTACTTTTAACTATATCTGTTGCAAGATTATCATATAATCTTAAATCACTAAAGTTGTTATTATTTAAAACATCACCGGTAAATCCAGGTTGTCTTTCCATATAGTTTCTAAAATGAGGTAAAAACTCTGGCTCTGATATCTTCGTGATATCCTCTTTAAGTGGATTATTTCCCCATGCTAGAGGTAATGTGAATTTACTTATATTATCTGTACTATCTATTAAAGAATCTGATGTACATGAAGTTTCAAAAATATCACCTACTGCAAAATTCTTTCTTTTAATTAAAATTTTATCATCGTTAGATGTGTATGTAAAGTCAGTAAATAAGTCTCCGTTTTTCCTTACAATAATATCAAATCCACTTGCTGTAGTTGATAGCACATTTGGAATACATCCTAATTCAAACTCTTCGCTAAAACTATCTAAGAAAGTAGTTGTAATATCAAATTTTCTTTCTATTCTTTGTTCACTAAAATCGTCTACAGTTTTAAAGTTGTTGTAATATTCTGACTGTGTTTTTAATAATTTATAAAAATAGTACCCTTTTATATCTGTAGATTCACTGCTACCTAAAACTATATTAGTGTAAGTTTCTGTAGACATAAAGTTTTCGAAACTTATCTCACTAGCACTTTTAAAAGATCTATATGCTAAAGGCAAATTATAAATTTTATCAATATTTCCTGTGCCTACTTCAAAACCGAAAAGTTTATTACCTTCAAAATTATTGTTTGGGAAAATTGTTGTATCACCTAAATAACGTTTTTGGTCATCGTATAAATTAAATAATGGTGCTTGATTTAATTTAGATTTAATTTGAGATTGTTTCAAGCCATTTGTGTTATAGTGATATTCTTTACCTATTTCTGAACTACCGGAGGAAACAAATACAGTATCTCCTTTACTTAGGGTAGTACTAACACTTAAACTAATTGCATTAGAAAGCGATGCATTGGCTACTGTTGCCACATATACGTTAGCAGATACACTTGCATCATCATTAGGAAATATTAATGTTGTTCCTGATTCAATTGTTACAGTATCTATATCAACATTACTAGCATCTAATCCAACAACTTCGCTGTACAATAATGTTGAACTAACATCTACATTCCCTTTACTTGTTGAGCCTACATTATATAATTCTAAATCTTTATTAAATTCTAATATAGGTCTATCTGCTTGTTGTGTTTTAGCAGGAATATCGTCACCTGCATCTATAAAGTTTTCTTTATGATACCAAAAATTAACTCTACTCCATACATTTTTATTAGCAGAACCTCTGCCTAAAACAACATAATCCTTACTTGTTTGTGGGTTGGCTATGCCGTTGGCATAACTTACATCTACAGGTACAAGTACTATACTATCTCCAACACCCTCAACAATAAATTCTTTTCCTACGTATGTTGGATTACTGATAACATAGTCACCAGTAAAGGAAACTTTCATTCCATTTTTAAATGCTTTACCGTCTTTTGGCGTATAATTTCTTTTGCCTAGAATATCTTTATCTACATTAATAGGGTCAGTTAAAGAACCGGATATTGATATTGCTGTTGGTCCTGTTGTACTCCAATAATATTCTTGGAAATTTAAAAACTTGTTATATTCTATGGGCGGTAAAAATGCTTGATATTTAGATTTTAAAATTTTGTTATGATCTAATAAATCAACATTGTAATTTTTTAATGTAGAAACAAATTCATCGTAAAATATAAAATTCTCACTGACTCTGGTATTTGCATTTGTGCTATTTACAACTGGAGTTAATCCATAAAATTCTTTATCTTTATCTTCTTCGTAAATCCATGTGCCGTCTACCTTCTGGTCTATGGATGTTTTCCTACCAATAAATCCGCTTACAGATTCTACATTTGCTTTACTGTATAATTGTTCAACGGTTCCTTCAAAGAAATTCTTGATTGTGTCTGTTTGCAGGATGCCCGGTAATTTTTTGTAAATTTTATCTGCCATTATTAATTAGCCAATGTAGTTTTAGTAATTTTATCTATAATTTCAACATCAGAAACCTTTGCTGTACTAACAAAGAATTCATTACTTTCTGCTTTAATTTGGAATAAGTCTCCAAAGTTACCTGAGTTTATTTTAGGTACAATAACTATACTTCCTATAATACCACTTAACTGCTGATGTACATAACTGCTTAATTCAGTAAAGTAGAAATTTTCACCGAACTCCCAATTATTTACATCAAAATATCTGTTAAATGATTGTATTACTTTTGTTTTGATTTCATTATCACTGAGTGTAGTTCCTGCTAGTTTAACAACTCTAAATTTTGCTTGTACACTTTCGTCTGCATCTGCACCGAACAATCTTTTAAATTTTGCACTTCTATAAACTAATGTGTCACTAGCATTTTTAAATGTCTCTAAATTTTGAAATTCGTTTGCAAGTTCATCACTAGTAGGTGCTAGTGGGTATGCTGTACCTGGTACACTAATGTATTTTTGTATGTCTGAATAGTAAGCATTCGTTAATACTAACATTTCAACAACGTTACTTATACTTGGATCTATTCTAACATCGTTAGGTGCTTTATGGTCCCATTTCATTACACAAGGCCTAACATCAGGTAGTCTTGTATTTTGATCTTTGCCCCTACCTGTTTTAACAAAACAATTAGCAGTTTCTACTAAACTAATAGCATTAGAATTTGTACTACTTCTTGTCATTACATAGAATTTTTCGTTTTCAACAACATAAATTTTTATTCCAAAATATTGGTCTGCTGTGTTTTCAAACTTTTCTGCTAATGCTAATGTATCCACAATAACATAATTTACTGTACTCCATTCAACTGGATCAGAATAACTTATTGGAGATATAGTCGCTGGGTTTCCGCTGGCTCTTGTATTATCCCAATCTGTCTCTCCCCTCCAATCTAAAATTACTCCACTTACCGGTCTATCATATACATAGCCATCAAAGTCTGTATAATTTTCAAATATTATAAGATCCGTACTTGATACGAATTCATTAAACTGGAACGGTTTATCAGGAACTAAGTCGCCATCAGAATCTACTGGTGCAACTTTTACTTTTCTATTATCTGTATATCCATCTGAGTATTTAAATACGTCTGAAATTTCATAAACAATATCAGTATCTAATCTGTCTTTGGCTGATTTGTATTCTACTAAAATTTTATCCCTACTTATAGCACCTGTTGTATCTGATGCAAACAAGTGGAAATTATCATCTAACTCATCATATGTTAAGGTACCTGTTCCTGCTGTAGCATTTGCATTTGATAGGAACATTCTTCCTACTTCACTTGTGTTACCAGTGTTTCCGTCTATACCGTATGTGTATATTGTACCGTTGCCATGATAAATTTCTGTTAGGCCAGTATTATGATTGTACTGTTTATATGTAATATCACCATTATCATCTAAAATATTGTAGCCAAAAGTTGTATTATCAAAAGTAAAATTTAAATTATTTGGTAATTTAGAAATACGGCCATCGTTATTAGACAATGTTACATTATTAGTTGATATGTTACCATCATCAAAATATGGATTTAAAGATACATTCGCCGCATTTACAAATCTATTTAAAGCATATATATTTGCTGGAGTATGATTATCAGTTACTGCATCGTTTCTCAATAATCCAAATGTACTTTGCCATGTTACATTAACATCAAACCATTTTATGTCTCGTGTTCTTAATGCAATATTTGTTCTTAAACCATTAGGGTCGTAGTATGCTGAATTATCTAAACTTTGCCAGGCTTCTGCAACACCATCATCATTTGAATCTGACCATACAAATGTTTCTGTTACACCAGGTTTGTAATTTAATGTATTAAACGTAATTGTATCACTAACTGCTTGAGTTGTACCATCTGTAACTTTTACAGATTTAACATTATAAAATTTTAAGTCGTTAGCACTTTGTACAACATAAGATAAACCTCGTATACTAACATTGTATTTGTAACTAGTAGTATCTACAGGTGTGTATTCAAATAGCATGATCCAACTATTATCTTTTCCTGATAATGTGGTATCTTTTGCATTCTCTATACCTAAATTTCCTGTTTTAAGTAGGTTTGCATTTGATATTACATAATAAGATTGATCAGTTAAATCAAAACCTATACCAAATGTACTTTTATTTTTTAAAGCATCTTCTATAAGTGTTTGTTCTGAATTAGTAAATGTTTTTCTTAAACTTGCAATAACTTCGTCTGCTCTCCAATTAGAATTTACATTATCACTTAGTGTCCAAGGACCTATGCTTGTACTTAATCCACTGGATAAAGCACCATTATTCTGTACACCTGTAACTCTAACCCATTTATAATTTGCAATGTTTGTTGTATCTACAAATTTTATAAATGTATTTTCTTGGAAAACTTTAGTAGACTCTGTATTGTTTACCATTACTACAGTATCAGCACTACTAAATGTTTCTGTCATATAACCGGTTGTGCTATCTGTTGCTACAGGAAGAGGATTCCATCTTATATTAAGAGTATCAGTCTGGAACTTGGTTGGAATAAAGTTACTCCATTTTTCTCTTAATGTGTCATATATTACATTGTTTAATTTTTGTTCTTTTAAGAAATTTACAATAGTATTATCTACAACTTCAGCAGGTGTATTATTATCACTGACTATAATTTCTTTTGCTATAGGGTCATCGTCTTTATAAAGAAATCCATCTTCAGTATATGTTTCAACACTTTGGAAAGTTCCTGTTGGATCATTAATATCTATATATCTGCTGTGACCTGCATGTGTTCTATTTGTTGCTTTAAGTTTTAATATATTTGATGTCTGACTTAAAGGAAATATATTATAATCTTGTGCTGACACCATTCTATTCTGTGTATAGAATGTTTGAGGTGCTCTATTTTTTATATTTTGTAGACTCTCTGCAGGCAAACTATTGCTAACAGTATTTTCTAAACCAAATGTAAATGTTAATGTAAATGATTCGCCGTCTGCATTTACATAAGGTACATTAACTGATGTGTTTCTAGTATCATCAGGATGTATAGTAAATCTTTCTCCATCACTAACTCTATGCCATACTCTAAATATACCAGAAGGAACATTACCAAAATTACCGTCTGGGAATTTAATTCTTATTCCGTCATTATTAAGATTTTCTATAGAATACAAATTTCTTGTATTAAGTGCCTTACTATTATAATTTAAAGTTTGTCCTACTGTATTTGGGATTTTAGTCCACTGATTTTGTACAATACCTTGCGTGTTTACTTCTTGTATATAAACATCTGTTTCGTTAATATTATTTTTTATAATATCTTGTAATCTATTTTGTAACGGAGTCTCGTAATTAAAATCTTCAAATGCTAATTGCCCTTGTTTAAATAACAAAAAGAACCCTGTACTATTACTTGATAATCCTAATCCATCATTTCTATAAAAGAACCCTAAATTGTTTGTTGGGTCAGGTTGCTTTTCATAAAAATATTCTCCATCAAAGAAATCAGCATTAACGATTTCAAAACTTCTTGCAACACCATTTACATTAAGATTAAAACTGTGTGCAATTGGAGATGTAATAGGGGTACTTATTGTATACTGATCAGTATTAATACCGCCTACTTTACCTGATTTTACAGGTGATGAGAATCTATTTGTTGTTCCCATTGCGGCGTTTAATACTGTAATGAACTGCTCGTAACTGTCTGGATTATTTGCATCGTCCCAGAATATATTTTGATTTGATATATCATTTCCTTGACTGTCTTGTAAAGGCTCGTTTGTCTTTACAGCAGTAACTTTCATTAATCCACTTGCAGGAATATTTCTCTTAGGATTGTATCCTAGCATTCTTGCTAATTTAAATACTGAGTCTCGTCTTTCTGCTGTTTCTAAAAAGTTTTCCCTGGTATTAACATCCATTCTGAATGCTAAACTTGTACTTAAAAATGCCAATAATTCTATAATTGCTATGAACTCTGAACTTTCTATATAGTCATTAAAGTTTTCAGGAAAATTTGTTCTTACATATTCAACTAAACTAGTACGCATTGTGTCGAAGTCATATGCTTGGAAGTTTACTTCGCTGAAAGCCTTATATGCAACTTTCCAGTCCTCTGCCGCAAATAAATTATTCTGTCTATCAACTAATGCCATTATTCTGCCTCTGCATTTCTTTTATTAAATTCTAAATATAAAGTATCTGCTTGATCTAAATTGTAATATTTTAACACTACTTCAGCTCTTATAGTTTGATCATTTATATATAAAATTGTATTTTCTAAAGTTACTCTAGGATCTAACTCAACAATACGTTCTATATCTTCTCTTATCTCTTCTTGTAAAGCCGGCGAGTCTTGTTCCATTAACATATCCCAAATAATACAACCAAAATTAGGTCGCATAATTCGTTCTCCCTTTTTAGTATAGAAATGATTTAACAAATCTCGTTTGATAAGATCAGTGTCCGTAAGGGTAAAGGGTGCCCTTTTTTTATCTATTGTACTGAATCCTTTAAACAATGTCGCCATGTAAGTATTTATCAAAATATTTAAATATAGTTTTAATTATTGCTTGACATCTTTAATATAGGTGTTATAATAATGATATGAAAAATGTGATCTATTTACATGGTGCGAATGCAGACCCTGATAACTTTAATTATTATACATTAAAGATGCCAGAACATCCATTCTTTGCACCTGCATACGACATGGAGCAAGATCCTTACGATTTAGTTGAGCATGTAAGAATGCAAAAAGAAAGAGAATGGGGTAAGCAAAAGGTAGTAATAGTTGGACATAGTTTTGGCGGATTACTAGCAAGTTGGTATGCAAGTGTGTATCCTAGAAAAGTAGATCACCTTATTACAATAGCAACTCCTTGGGAAGGTACTCCAGTAGCAAGAATATTATCTATGATTTTTAGAAATAGAAAAGTATTTGAAAATACTAAACCAGGTGCAGATGTTTTAAGACTTTTACAAGAAAAGTCTTTTACAGGAAAACACACTAATATAGTATGTACAGGAGGTTCTAATCCATTAGCAGGGTTAGGTGGACATGCAAACGATGGAATGATATCGGTTGCTAGTCAATCTACCACACCGCCTAAATTCAAAAACACTGAAAATGTTTACATAGAAGCAGGTCACAGCGGAGTTTTGTTAAATAATGATGTAACAGATATGTTACAACAAATTATCTTTGAGGAATAATATGTCAGATATAAACACACTAAACGATACCTTAGAAGAGGAATTACGAGTTATGCTCGTTGATAAAAATAATGAGAATCATGGTTTGAGAGCTCATATAAAATTATTAGAAAAAGCAGTTGCAGATGAACAAGAACAAAAATATAGATTGTTAGTCGAAAATGCTGATCTTAAAAAGGCTTTAAGACAGACTGCTTAAAAGAAAATTCCTAATTTATTATATGCTCTTCTTTTTGCAAGTTTGAGCACCGCTCTTAATTCTTCAAAACTAAGATTTCTTTGTGCTGGGTATAACGTTTCCTCAACATCATCTAATTCTACTTGCCAATTGAGATGTCCTGGTGTAGAAAATAATTCTGCTTCGTATCTTCTTCTAGCAATATAGTCCTGTCTAACTTTAGGCCTAGTATGTTTTTTACCCATTCTTCCTACCCTATAGTTCTGCATAAGTTTTGGTACTGCTTCATATTTTTTTTCGTTTAATGCTTTTAAAACTTTACTTTTTGCAAAATTATCTATACCTATGTGTTGTATGAAACTTGCCATTGCGCCTAATTGATTATCGTTTAAAGGTACTTGTATAAATCTTTGTGCATCTTTAAGTGCCTTTTTAAGATCGGCTTCTAAGGCAAGTCTTTCTGAAGCAGGCCCTAGTCCGTCTATAAATTCTACTAATTTATATCCTGTCTTTTTATGTAAATAAATTATACTAGGTCCGTCTATATAGACATCTATCCCTTTTTTTGCTAATCTTTCTACAACATCATCAAATACATTATCCGCCACTGCCACTACCTCCTGTTGCTCCATTTACTTTGTCTTTAGCCGCATTTTTAAAGTCTTCTACTTTTCCGCCTGTTGCATCGTTAATGGCACCACTTATATCACCTTTCATACCTTTAACAACTGCATCTTGTAAATCAACTGGCAGTCCCAATCCGTCTAAAGAAAACTGATTAAGTCTTGCTTCTAGGTCAGTTAGTATTTTAGACTGTCCTATAATTTTCTGTTGTATAGTTGTTACCGTTGGAATTCTAAACGGCGGAATAGCAATTCCTAATTTATCTGCAATTCCCATTAGACCCTGTATACTAGCAAAGTTTAAATCTTGAAGGGCATAAAAATCACTTAGTACTGCGTTATAATCTTCATAGATTGATTTGATACCAGATGTAGCCTCATCAAAATCGTCTTTTAAATCACCAAATTTATCTTTTGCATCTGAAAATCCTTTACCTATCTTTGTACCTTCAGGCGTATCAGCATCTGCTGGTGTTTCATCTGTAGGATCTATTTGATTTTCTAACGTTTCTGATTCTGCAGAAATATCTTCTTCCATGCTTTCTTTATCATCTGAACTAGGATCGTATTGCCCGTGTCCTATGTAAGGTTCTGCTGTAACTAGTTTACCTACAATAGTATTAATACTAGGGCCTTTTTCAGGTCTTTGTCCACCGTTTTGTATAGGATTACCTTCCGACTCTCTATCGTATTCAGGTTGAGATGAGGATTGATCTGGTTTTTCTGCACCGCCTAATTGTGGCGCCGGAATAGCAGGAATAAGATCTGGTGTTGGTGGTACTCCAGGATTGTTTAATCCTATTGTAGCACCAAATAAATTTAAAACACCACCTGCAGAAACTGTTGCAACTCCTCCTGATAATACATCTAATTTACCTGTTGCTTGAACAGTTGTATAACCCTGTGACTGTACTGCTACACCCAATGTACTTGTTGCTGTTAATCTTCCTGCAGAACTTAATTGTAGTTCACCTGCGTTTGCTGTAATCTGAGAGTTCAAGTTTGCATGTATAGAAACATCTTCCGTTCCATGTATTCTTACAGAACCGCCTACACCCAATGGTGGTATTCCTAATGCACCTAATTTACTTGCAATGCCTTTATATCCGCCGGCATCATTATCACCTGCGGCTTTTATATTTACATCATTACCTGCTTCAATATTAACATTTTTATCTGCTCTTAAGTTAAAGTCTCCTTTACTTCTCAAACTCATTGAGCCTTCGCCAAAAACATTTATGTTACCATTTTTATCTAATTCAAACCATGCTGTACCGTTTTTATTAATAACATAAATCGAACCTGTTGAGTCGTCTAGTAAAATTTGATTTCCGCCACCTGTTCTTAATCTTATATTAGAATTACTTTCACTGTCATCCATAATAAATTGATGACCGGGTCCTAAAGGTTTACCGTCAGGGTCTCTAGGTCCTTTTGTTAAAATACCTAAAACTTGACTTGGGGATTCTCTTCTAGCACTACTAGATGTCGCACCTCTTATTGGGTCGTTAATAAGACCTTGCTTTGTTATTGTTTCTGCAAAGTCATGAAATATAGGTCTTAGTTTACCATTATGTTTATCGTCTGGATCGAAATTATTTTTTTCTACTGTAGGTGTATTAAATGGTCCACCTTGAAAACTTGGGCCACCAGGGATACCCGGTATCATCTGGTTATATGGCGTAGGCATTGTGTGGCCTATTATAAAAGGATTTGATAAAAGGCCGTCACCAAATGCAACTAAAACAACATTGCCTACATCAGGGGGTGGTGTCCAAAAACCATATGAACGCCTAGATTTTTCTTCCTGTGTTACATCATCTGATTTTACAAAAGATGTGCTAGAACCTCCATAAAAGGGAGACGTATACATACACTCAAATAAAGTTCTTTCACTAGGGTCTCTATTTAATTCTGCAATGTAAACCGATACTTTACCTGTTCTTGTAGCATCTGTATTAAAGTCTACTATACCTATATAGATACCAAAGTATTTTTTACTAGTATTCTTTTTATCAATTGGATTACCATGAGTTACTGCGGAATCACTGCTTACATAAAAATTCTTAGGCATTATCCTCCTCCGTATTTGTCTTTCCAAGCATCATATTGTTCACTGCTAATAAGTCCATTATCTCTTAACGACTCTGCCGTTGAGCCTAAGCCTAAATTATTTGATGTATCTAATGCACCTTGTATAAAGTCAGGTGTGTAAGATGATCTATCTCCAGATTCTGTTAGATCTATTGATTTTGCATCTCTAAGTCTCTGAGCCTCAACTGCTGTATCCTGTAAATCACTAACTCTTAAACTATCTATATCTAATTTAGACAAGTCTAAAGTAAATTCTTTAGCACATCGAGCATTTACCGTAAACCTACCGTTATCAAAACTATTTTCGACTTCTAATATCCTATATACACCCGTAACCATATAACTTTGCTTACCAGGAGGATACATACCTGTATTTAAATCTTCATCATTAATAAATGGGTCAAAGTGTTGCGGTTGCCTCAATTCAAATAAAATAAAATTATCTGATCCGAAATCATCTAATCCTTCCTCTGTAGATTTAGATGTTTTGGCATCTGGTATATTATCAAAACTCACATAACCTTTCCTGTCCGCTTCTCCTAAATACCAAGGATCTCCTCTTAATGTCATGTCTAAATTAAACATAATATCTGCGGTGTCTTTCTGCCCATACATATACCCAAATAAAGTATTACTATATGATGGAGGACCACTTGAGGACGTTTCGCTTTCTACCATAGTTTCAACAACATTAGGTTTTAAACTATTTAAATCTATACCGGCGTCTTCAGCCGTTTTGACATCTGCATCAGATAAAAATGGTTCTATATCTATATCTAATCCTATGCCACTTAAAAGATCGTTTCCGTAAATATACCCACTTGGCTCCGGATCGTAAGTTTCGCCTATACTATTATCTATTTGTATTTGCCTGTCGCTTTCTGTAAAACTACCTGCAGAATTAGAAGAACCTTTAGGTAAAATTGCATTTGCTACGGCCTGTCCAATTTGTTTATTAGACAATGCATCTACTAATGCTGTTGCGGCCTTACCTGTACGTTCTGATATGACCTCTTTGATCTTTGCGTCATCTAATCCGGCCGCTTTGGCAAGATCTCGTATACTTCCTTCTTTTGCGGCTTTAAATAAATTTAGTAACTTTTTAGCATCTTGTAAAATAGAACCTAACGAAGCAAGGTCTTTACCGGATAGGGAACCGTCATCACTACGTTGTGGTTCAGTGGAAAAATTTGCAATTTCATTTAAAACAGCATTACCAAATCTTCCTCCGTGTGGAGGTATTAGCAGATTAAACCCAAAATTATATTTCCAATCTACACTTAATATTTGATCATTACGCCCAGTAAAAATATATTCATAGGCCCTCTTTATATCCATAGCCTGTATTCTGGCTTTTATTTCATCTTCTTCAATATTTAATTCTTTGGGGTCTGCTATCTGAGCTTCTGTAGGAGTTTTGTATACTGTTGGGATATAGATAATTTCTTTTGCATACCCTCCTCTAGTTTCATCAAATTTTGTTTGCTTAACAAGGCCATTTATTTTATACCAATTTACATTAGTAGTTTTAGTCTTTTCTCTTTCTGTTGTATTAGTACCTTGAGCGTTCTTTTCTTTGCTCCTTACAATGCCGTTCATAAAATCTCTATTTCGATTTAATACCATACCGATAAATTTATCTATACTGGTACCTGCCGGTACTTCTATTTTAATTTTTTCTGTTTTAATATTTGTACCGCCTTCTACAACTTTAGCCTTTTCAACTATGTCTGATCTTGTTTCACCTGAATCGTCTAACAATGTATTTACATGAGCATCTATCTGTTGTTCATTTACTAAAGTCTCATCCTTAATGATATCCTGTCCTTCTTTTACTAAATTATGTAAATTAAATTCTATAAGATCAGGTAAATCTGTAGTTTTACCGGAATTAAGTTTTTTCAAAGCATTATAACTATCCTTAAAAGAGGTTATCATTTCTGTTATAGTGCTTCCTGTAGCAGTAATTGTTGATTCTGTTTTAAAATTTCTATCTGAGAAAGCAACATCATTTGTAACAGCAAAACTTAAATCGTAAGTTGTACCTGTACTATCTAATGAAAAATTTGCATCTTTTAATAGGCACCTATATCTGTAAGGACCTGCAATATGCCTAACTTGTCCACCGTCATCAGATTCAAATCCATCACCTGATTCTCTATATCCTTGAAAATTTATTTCAAAGAAGAAAGGAGAAGAAGCCTCTCCTGAAGGAAGGCGATCTTTTATTCCTAAACGTCTTCTTGCTAGGACAATCATATCGAAAAAATTAGCGGCACCCGGTTGTTTAATTGTGCAGGAAAGTTCTTTTGCTAAAGAAAATCCTTTTCCTGATGGTACCTGTGTAATTACTAAATTATCTATTAGTGTCCCTGTGACACCGGTTTGTGCTAATACCACTGTGTTTTCTGGCTTTGCAACAAAGGCGCCATTAAGAAATCCTCCTCTAGGAGCAGTTTGTCCTCCTTGATCTGATTTTGGATTTATATCTTCTAAAGGTGCGGAGCCTATATCTTCGTCAGGTGGTATTAAATATAATTTAATATTATAAGTAACATTATCAAATTGATCTAAAGGATTAGTTGGTATTTCACCTAAAAAGTTATTATTTGTTGTTACACCGTCCATTGTATTATCCCTGTAACTTTTTGACTGTTTCCGGTGACGGTATCTTTATCATAACTCCTGCTTTAAAATCATTTAAGGGATCTTTAATGACATCAGGATTTTTTAAAGCAAATACCCACCAAAGTCTAGGTGTACCGTATAAATTTGTTGCTAGTATATCTGGCCTTCCTGCTTCTGCATCTTTTATTTTATAATCAAGTTCAAAAGGATCTTCAGGAATTTTAGGTAAAGAGTTTACATCCAAAAAGCCATCAAAGGATTGTGCTCCTCTTAAAAAACTATCTTGTCTATGAAAATCTGCCATTAAATGTATCCGTCTTTATATGCTTGTCCACTTCTCAATGTATTAAGATTAAAATTCTTACGCAATTTATGTGGTGTGTATGTAGGTAATAAATCAAAAGTAACAGTAGATTCTGTTGGAACATAGGTTGTTGTTGGCTTTTCTCCCACTTTAATTTCTACTGGTACATAATCAACTTCGGGCGGTAATTCTATAGAGTAAGATAATACAACAACAGGAACTTTATTAAAACCATGATCACCTAAATATTCAAATAACATTACAGGCGGTGGTGTTCCAAATGTGCCTTCTGCTACTGAACTATCACCGTAAAAAGATTTTGTAACTATTCTGGCAAACTGCATCATTGCTACAAAATATCTACCTTCATCTATATTGTTTACTGTGAATGTAGATGTTAATGTAAGTCTAGGAGGTGTTGACATTTGATATGTATTAATAGGGTAATTCATTCCTTGCATTTGTGCCTGATCGTATTCAGCAGATGCTGATACATAAATTTGCGGCGTATATTGCCATACTAAACCACCTGAAGATTTGATAGGCTCTAAAATACTATTATCTTCGCTACCGTAAAAACGTTTGGCGCCGCCACCCTTTGGTCTTAATCTTGCTCTCCAGTCATAATGATCTACAAATCCTTTACCTTCACTAGGATTAATTGCAGTAGAACTTGCGGCCTGATTACTTTGCTGACCTAATTGTTGTTTTAATTGCTGTTCACTGAGCTGTCTAGCACCAAATAATAAATTACTTCCTGGGTTTCTACTAGGGCCTGCATTGCCATCATAAAAGAAAGAATAGAAATCTGCATCAGATAAACCGCCTAATAATGCTCCAGTAACAGTTGTTCCACCGCCTATTTTGCCTATTAGGTTGTTTCCGACTCCGCCTATTAATCCTTTTAAATAATCACTACCGCTTGGCATTTAATCTCCTTGTATGTAACTATTTATCGTATTCATTAAAACTAGTTTTAAATTGCCAGTTCTTATAAATACTTATTGACAATGCACAAGAACTGTGTATAATAACACAATATAAATGAACGATAATTTTGAGGAGAGTTATGTATGGCACAGCCAAAGAAGGTTAATTACCTTAACA